ACAATGGAAGAAGCCGATGACTTATGAAATGGATAATGTCAATCAAATTATGGATGCTCTGAAAGAACTAGATGGTAGATCGTTAAGGGTATTTCAAAGACGATATGCTGATTTTATGCAAGATTTGTCCAAGAATAGGACGCAAAGCGGGAACCTAAAACAGGAACCTAAAATTATATCTGAGGAAGAGAAAGAGAAACGTCATCAGGCAAACTTGCAAAGGCCACCACCGCCGGGTTGGGCCACATTATCTAGCGGACGAATAATAAACGCAAAGAAGGGACAAGACTTACCGCAAAATATACCTACTAGTGAAGAAGCAAAAGAAATACTGAAATATATTAATCGGGGTCGTGCTGTTAAAGCTGCTATCAAAGAGAGAGAAGAGATCAAAGAGAGAGAAGAGAAAGAGGAGTTGGAATGTATGAACTAAAAGATTATCTCAACGCAATCAATCAAACAAAAGAACCTCTTTTGGACTCAGAAGATGAGCAGTGGGTCAAAGGTTATCCCCCATATATTGTAAATAAATGTATAGCCCCATTCCCAGATAGTATTTTGTTAGTTAACGAAATTAACCAATTACATCACCTTGACAAGAAACTCCAATTTGACTTTTTAATAAATAGTTTAAGACCAAGGAAAAGGTATGTTCCTTGGATGAAGGCGAAGAAATTAAAAAGCTTAGAGTATGTTAAAGAGTTTTATGGATATAACAACGAAAAGGCGAAGGCCGCTCTTGATATACTTAATGATGAACAGATTTCCGCCATAAAAGAAAGATTAAATAAAGGTGGAAGAGATGGGAAACATTAATTGGACACAGGAGCAGATGTTGGAGATTAGTCTGAAAGAACCAGACGATTTTCTAAAGGTGCGAGAGACTCTATCTCGTATTGGTGTTGCTTCCAGAAAAGAAAGAAAACTGTATCAGTCCTGTCATATATTACATAAACAGGGCAGATATTATATTGTACATTTTAAAGAGCTATTTGCTCTTGATGGTAAAGAAACCAATTTGTCAGAAAATGATATTGCTCGTAGGAATACAGTTGCAAATTTATTAAAAGAATGGGGATTGGTTGATGTTCTTGGTAATTCAGAAAATGTAGCTCCGTTGAGTCAAATCAAGGTGTTATCATATCGTGAAAAGGATGATTGGACATTGGAAACCAAGTATAACATTGGAAAGAAGAAAGAGGCCTAATGGAAAAGTTTTCAGAATTTATCACAGAGGCAAAAGAAGACAAGTATCGTATTCTTGTCATTTCAGCTGAGCTAGAGAAGCAAAAACTGTTTCATACTGCACAAAGAATTACAGATGAAGCAGAAAAGTTAGGACATGAAGTTTATGTTGTAAAGGTTGAGGGAGCAATTATTACTTTTGATGATGTTTACACAATACATAATACTGATGACGATAAAGGTTTTGAAATAAATTCTGAAAACACTGTTGCAATTGTGCGTGGTTCTGTTCGACTAAAAAAGAGCTACTTAGATTTACTATCGCAATTGGAAAAAATTGGTGTTTGTATGGTCAACAGTAGAGAGACAGTAGAATTATCAGCTGACAAATATAGAACCTATGTTAGATTACAAGATTATGGTTTGACACAACCTAAAACAGTGCTTGTGCCTAATAAAGAGAGTTGGGAAAATGCATTAGAAAAGTTGGATACCAAATTTCCTATTATAATGAAAACTCTGGAGGGTTCAAAGGGTGTTGGTGTTTTATTTGTAGAATCTGAGCGTTCCTTAGAATCTTTAATACAATTGCTTCATAGTCAGAATAAAGAAATAGATTTGTTGATTCAAGAATATATAAAGACCGATGGCGATATACGAGTTATTGTTTTGGGTGGTAAAATTCTTGCAGCCATGAAGAGAGATGTTGTAGAGGGAGATTTTAGATCAAATGTTTCCCAAGGAGCTAAGGTTAAAGAATATTCCTTAACGGAGTTGGAAATAGAACAATCTCTATTAGCAGCTAAGGCAATTGATGGTTCTTGGACTGCCGTAGATTTCATTCCTTCAAAAAATCCAAAGAAAGACCCTCCATATATCCTTGAAGTAAATCATTCACCAGGCTCTGAAGGTATTGAAGAAGCCTCTGGCAAAAATATCGTTAAGATGGTTATTGATTTTTATTCTAATCCAGACAATAGATATGCTGTGCCAAGTCAATGCGGTTGGGAAGAAATTGTATCGATAAAGCCGTTTGGGGATTTGGTCGCAAAATTTGATACAGGTAACGCTAGGTACTCTGTTATACATGCAGAGGACATAGAAATTAATGGCAAGAAAATTACTTTTACTCATGGTGGTAAAAAAATAACAACTAAATTAGTTGGTGATTATACCTCTATAACTGGTGGTGGTAAAGATAAACGATCTTTGGTAGACCTTGATTTTGAATTTGCTGGAACCTCTTATGGAAAAATTACATTTGGTTTAGACAATAGGGAAGATTTTAATACAGCTGTTCTATTAAACAGAAAGACAATGAGAAAATTAAATGTAATGGTTAACCCTCAAAGAAAATATATTGTTACAACCAAATATGTCCTTGACAAATGACTCCAAAGGTGATATAGTTATTATATGAGTTTCTACACAAATGTTCTTCAATGGAGCAACGATCTCCTTGTCCGTGAAGTCAAAAATGGCCAACGTCAAAATTCCAGAATAAGATATTCTCCTACTTTGTATAGCCCTGTTAAACAGAAAACAGGCTACAAAACATTAAATGGTGAACATGTTCTTCCCCAAACTTTTGATACAATGAAGGAAGCAAAACGGTGGGTGGAGGATCATAAATCACAGCCAGACCTTGTGTATGGTAATACACAGTATGCATACAACTATCTTTCTGATACCTATAAGGGAAAGGTTGATTGGGATTTAGAACAAATTCTGATTGTCACTATTGATATTGAAGTTCAGTGTGAAAATGGGTTTCCTTCTGCATTTCTTGCCGAAGAAGAAATGTTGTCTATTACAATAAAAAATCATCAAAACAAAAAGATCGTTGTGTGGGGTATTGGTAAGTTTAAAACTGATCGTGAAGATGTAACCTATATTGAGTGTGAGAGTGAGAAACATCTGCTCAAAGAATTTCTTGTGTTCTGGGAAAAACATCAGCCAGATGTTGTTACAGGTTGGAACACAGAGTTTTTTGATATTCCCTATCTTTGTAATCGTATTAAAAAGGTATTTGATGAGGAAGAGGTGAAACGTCTTTCCCCTTGGAAAAGTGTTCAAGAGAGAGAAGTTTATCAAATGGGCCGCCGGCATCAGACTTATAGTATACAGGGTGTTGCTGCATTAGATTATTTTGATCTTTATCGCAAGTTTACGTACACAACACAAGAATCTTACAGATTAGATCATATTGCAAAAGTTGAATTAGGGGAACAAAAGGCTGGGAATCCTTTTGATACATTTAGAGAATGGTATACAAAAGATTTTCAGTCATTTATTGAATATAATATTAATGATGTTGAAATTGTCGATAAACTAGAAGACAAGATGAAACTAATTGAACTATGTCTGACTATGGCTTATGATGCCAAGGTAAATTTTGTTGATGTTCTTGGTTCTGTTCGATATTGGGATGTTCTCATTTATAATCATTTACGAGAGAAGAATATTGTTATACCACAGAAAAAATCAACTGAAAAAGTTGAACAGTTCGAAGGAGCATATGTAAAAGACCCTCAAGTCGGTATGCATAAGTGGGTCATGTCTTTCGATTTAAATTCTCTCTACCCTCATTTAATCATGCAATATAATATTTCCCCCGAAACACTGATACAGACCAGTGAAAAGAAAGATGGCTTAGTTGACAAAATTTTGGAAGGTAAGGTAAAAAACGAAACCAAACATTGCATGACTCCGAATGGAGCTTTTTTTCGAAAAGATAAAAAAGGATTTCTGCCAGAATTGATGGAGAAAATCTATGATGATCGTGTTACGTATAAAAAACTTCTTCTGGAGACTCAGCAGAGATATGAGGATACTGGTGACAAGAGTCTTCTCAAGGATATATCAAAGTATAACAACATTCAAATGGCAAAGAAGATATCCCTTAATAGTGCGTATGGTGCTATTGGGAATCATTGGTTTCGCTATTTCGATTTGTTGGTTGCTACTGCAATTACAGCTTCTGGCCAGTTATCTATACGATGGATTGAAAAGGCTCTTAATATATATCTCAATAAGTTGCTTGATACAGTGGAGGTTGATTATGTCATTGCTTCAGATACGGACTCGGTGTACATCACTTTTGATTCTCTGGTTAGCCGTGTGTTTAAAGAGGGAACAGAGACTAACAAAATTATCTCGTTCTTGGACAAAGTGGCAAAGAATAAGCTGGAACCATTTATCAATAGAAGTTACTCAGAGCTTGCTGAAGTGGTTGGAGCCTACGAACAAAAAATGAATATGTCCCGTGAAGTGATTGCTGATAAAGGTATTTGGACTGCGAAGAAACGATACATTCTAAATGTTCATGACAGTGAAGGTGTGCGATACAAAAAACCTCATTTGAAAATTATGGGCATCGAAGCGGTCAAATCTTCTACTCCAGCTCCTTGTCGAGCAAAGATTAAGGAAGCAATAGATATTATTATGAATGGCGATGAGGAGGAACTGAATACTTTTATACAGGATTTCAGAGAAGATTTTATGGAGCTCCCTCCAGAAGATATTGCATATCCCAGAAGTTGTAATGGCGTATTAAAGTATACTGATGATGCTTCTTTGTTTAAAAAAGGTGCGCCGATTCATGTTAAAGGCTCAATACTATATAATTATCTTATAAAGAAACACAAACTTAGAAATCGTTACCCTGATATTTTAGAGGGCGATAAAATTAGGTTCCTTCATTTACGTCAACCGAATATCTATCAATCTACAGCTTTTTCATTTATAACTTTTATGCCAAAGGAACTTGACATTAAGCCGCTAATAGACTATGATATACAATTCGAGAAAAGTTTCGTAGAGCCCCTTAAATTTATTACGGATAAAATCAATTGGATGATTGATAACAGTTATGGGGTTCAAGGAACATTAGAGGATTTCTTTTGATGGTTGATGTTAGTAGATTTGCAAAACGTGGTTATGATGATAAACTAGAACGTGATGCTGCAATAAAATTATTTAAAAATGATAAGAAGTTTCAAAAATGGTTTTTAGATTATGCTAAGTTAAATCCTAGTGATCTGCCTTGTTACATGATTCCAAATCCATTAAACAAATTTACAAGAGAAGGTAAACCATGTGGTGTAGACTTGGGATTTATTAATAAGCTTAAAGAAATAAAGTGTCTTGTAGAGGTAGATGTTTTATATGAATGGAAAGATAGTTGGCCCACTGGGTATTATTGTCTTTCCAGATTAGGGAGAAAAGAAAAGTATTATATTAACACTCCATATCCCTATATCAATATATCTTTTAGTGCAGATCACAAAAATGGTATGATGACAACTAGAGAGATAGAGAGTCAATATTGTGTTAAGAAAGTTAAATTTACAAAACATCAAATAACTGATATGCGTAAAGAGATTCCATTGTCAGAAGCTATTAAAGTAGGAGAATGGGCATGATTATGAAAAAAATAACATTAGACCCGAAGAG